GTAAAACTACTATGATGACAATATATGCTTTATGGATAGCTTGCTTTAATAAAGATCAAAGAATATTAATTGTAGCCAATAAAGAAGGAACTGCATTAGAAATAATGAGTAGAATAAGATTAGCATATGAAGAATTACCTAATTGGTTAAAACCTGGAGTTAAAGAATACGGAAAAACTTCTATTCTATTGGCAAATGGTACTAAAATAGGAATATCCACAACAACTGGTACAGCAGCTCGTGGTCAATCAGTTAATGTATTAATTCTTGACGAGCTTGCTTTTATTGAACCTCACTTGGTAGATGACTTTTGGAAATCAGTATACCCTATTGTTTCATCTTCTAAAAGATCAAAAATTTTTATAGCTTCAACTGCTAATGGTACAGATAATCTATTTTATAAATTATATACAGGGGCTGAAAATGGTGAAAATGATTGGGCTTGTGATAAAATTTTATGGAATGAGGTACCAGGTAGAGATGAAAAATGGAAAAAACAAACTATTAATAGTATTGGTAGTAGAGAAGCTTTTGAACAAGAGTTTAATTGTGAATTTATATCATCAGGGGAGAGTTCAGTTAATGATGAATTATTTGAAAAATTAAACAGTAAAACAGTTGAACCTAAATTTATATTTGATGAGGGTAATTACCTTTTATGGGACGAGCCTTCTGAAAACGGTATATACATAGCAAGTGTTGATACAAGTGAAGGCTTAGGTAAAGACGCTTCAGTTGTACAAATTTTAGATTATACTGATTTAACTAATATAAAACAAGTTGCAGTTTATCATAATAATGAAATATCACCTTATAACTTTACCGAAAAAGTTTATGAAATACTACAACATTGGGGAAATCCTTTAGTTTGTGTCGAAAGAAATAATAGCGGTGGTCAAGTTGTAGATATATTAAAAAATACACATAATTATGAAAATATAGTTTCATGGGGTGGTTCTTTGGCTAATAGAAAAAAACAACAGCTTGGTATTATATCACATACTAACACAAAATACAAAGCAGTTACTAATATGAGATATTGGATTAATGAATTAGAGTCAGTTCAAATAAATGACCAAAGAACTGTAAAAGAACTAAAAAATTATAGAAAAGCTGCAAACGGTACATGGAATGCAAAGAAGGGATATAACGATGATTTAGTCACCTCACTAATGTGGAATCTAATAATACTTGATAATGACATAGTAGATACATATTTTGAAGTAATTAAACGGGACACAAATAATAGACCTTTAGAACTGCAGCAAATGGATTTCGGCATTAAATACTTTATGAACCCTACTTCTTTATATACCAATGAAAAAGAAGGGTTTCAAAATATTTTACCAGCCATTATTGGAAATGTTTCTAATACTGATAGTGAAATAGAAGAACTACAAATGCAAGGATATAAATTATGGGGACAATAAATCAGTCACAGTTTAATAAAAGTAGATTAGATAAATTTTTACTTGTTTTAAATTTACCTACTATACTCAAAGGTATCAATGAACAATATATTGGTAATAGGAAAAACACCGGTATAATTGAAAATAGTTTACAGTTTTCAGTATATGGTAGTGTTGTACCTAATATTCAAGTTGATTCTGAAAATCTTTACTATGCTGGTCAATCTACAAAAGTATCTAAACATACCAGACCAGTTTATGAAAACGTAACGGTTAATTTTACAGTTGATAATGAATTTAATAATTATTGGGTATTATATAAATGGTTAGATGCATTAAACGATGAAAAAATATCAACTTTTAATGGTAAAGAATTATTCGATAAACCTAATGTTTCTCCTAAAGAAAAAAATCAGAAAAAAACTTTAACACCTACTGACCTTTATCAAACTGATATAACACTGATAGGTAAGGATGAATTTGATAAAGACAAAGTAAAATTTAAATTTACTAAAGCATTTCCCGTTAACTTGGGTGGTATAAATTACAACTATCGTACTACTGAAGAAATTGAAACTACTTTTGAATTTGCATTCTCTCAGTTATTAGTAGAATTGGTATAATTTTTATTCGGGATGCTATAAATAATAGTATATGGCACGTACAATACAATCTCCCGGGGTAGAAATTAGAGAAATTGATCAATCGATCAGACCTGTAGTACCTGCAGGTACTAACGTTTTAGTAACAGGATTCAGTGATAGGGGTCCTACAGATGAAGTTATTCAAGTAACTTCTAGTAGTGAATTTGTTGATATTTATGGGGATCCAACCGCACCTGCAGAATTATATTTTTGCAACACGGCTAAAGCATTATTTAACAGTCCAGCAAACGTATTTGTTTATAGATTACCTTATGGAAGTAATAAAGGTGTCGGTTTTGGTAACAATTACAGCGCTTTGGTATACCCAGCTTCTGCAATTGAAGTAAACAATGATAATGAAACTATAAGTAAGTTACCAGGTTTTACATCAACTTCACCCACTAGTACAACGCGTACAGTTTTAATAGGTAAACCTGAGCATTTTACACTAACACAAGACCAGTATTTTAAAATTTTACAAAAAGATGGATTCGATTGGGTGGATACAACTACTAAAAGTTTTAATAATTTAGCAGATTTAGGTAAAGCGGGTATTATTGTTTTAAATAAAGCTCAAACAACTATTGATCAATCTTTTCAAGGTTTTTATCTAGGTGCAATTGATAATACTAATTTAAACCCTGCTACTAATTTTGATGGAATTGGTTCAATACAAACCACTACATCAGCAATAGATTTGGCCAACGGTTCCAATTCATTTATTACTTTACCATCCACTAGATTAGATAATTTACTTTCATCTAAGTCTGATAATAATTCAGATACTTTCGGTGCTTCTACTGCAAGTATATCAGAGCAAATGGAAAATTTAACTGATTATGATATCTCTACAAATATATTTGATGATACATTATCTTTTGGATTATTTAGATTAGCTTCAACCCCTACTACAAATAATACCATAAAATTGAGTTTAAATTTAGAAGAAACTGTTGTAGGTTCTACAGATTATCACAGAAAAATTAACGACCCATTAGGTGGTGAGGCATTACCGTTCAGAGTAGAAACTGATCAAGCTTTACCTAATATGGATATTTTAGTAAATGACTTTCTAAGTAATAGAAAGAAATCTACTTATTTAAATCCAGATGGTGTACCTCTTACTAAAGTTAGATTTATTACAAGTAAAGTAAATACTACAGCTTTAGTAACTAATACCCTATCTGCAGAATTTGGTGCAACTAATTTAGCAACTTATGCTAAATTATCAGCTGCAATAGATGATGTTCAAGCTAATAACTTTGGAGATACAGATAGTTTATTTGCTTTGGGATCATTTGCTAATACAGATCTTAGTACTAAAATAATAGGTAATGTACCTCAAAAAATTGATAGATTATTAGATACAGTAGAAAATACAGAAAGATTTGATATTGATATTACAGTTGACGGTGGTTTATCAACAATTTATTCTACTACTCAATATTTAAATGCAGATTCATATGATGATATAACTGCAGTTCCAGCTATTAGTTCTTTTAGAACAACAAAGACTGATGTTTCACAAGTAAGTCAAGAAAATCAAAAATACAGAACATTTTGGAATGATGTAGTAACTAGATTTACAACCTTTGCTGAATTTAGAAGAAGAGATCATATCCATATTCTTGATTTACCTAGGTCAATTTTCGTTCAAGGTGAAAGTTTCTTAACTTTGCAAGACAGTGATAAAAACTTTTCTAGAGATATACTTAACCCGATTAAATCATTTGCAGGATTAGTAAATACCAGCTATGCAGCTACTTACGGCCAATGGGTACAAGGAACTGATTCAACTTATGGGGGTTTGTCATATCTTCCATCTTCAGGTTATCTTGCAGCAATTATGGCAAATTCAGATGCTAATTTTGACCCTTGGTTTGCACCAGCAGGTTTTGCAAGAGGTAGATTAACTGGAGCTGCAGGATTAGCATTAACACCTACTCAAAAGCAAAGAGATCAATTATATAAGATATCAGTTAATCCTATTCCATCATTCCCAGTTGAGGGTCCAGTGGTATTCGGTCAAAAGACTTTACAAAAGCTACCAAGTGCATTTGATAGAATTAATGTTAGACGTTTATTCTTATTTCTTGAAAAAGCAACTAAGAATACAGTTAGAAACTTTATATTTGAACCTAACACATTATTAACTAGAACAAGAATTGTTAATACATTAACACCAATTTTTGAAAATGTTAAGAACACTGAAGGGTTATTTGATTATCTAATTATTTGTGATGAAAGAAATAATACCCCTGATATTATAGACTCAAATGAATTAAGAGTTGATATATACTTGAAACCAACAAGAGCAGCAGAATTTATTTTAGTTAATTTCTACGCAACTAAGACGGGTACAGATTTCAACGAATTAGTTTAATAACAAAGTCATTTAATTAAATAATTACATGGCAGATGCAAAAGTATCAGACTTAATTTCAATAACTTCGGCAGAAAGTGATGATGTACTTTATATTATAGATACATCTACCAGTGCTTCAAGAAAGATAACTTTTAATAATCTAGTAGGTAATTCATTAGCAGCCCTAGAATCAAGATTTAATCTTCTTAGTTCTAACTCTTCAATAGTTTTATCAGGTAGTATAACTGCTAATACTGATAATATTACCCGTATAGATTCAGAAATGGATTTTTTAAGCGGAGAAGTAGATAATGCAAGAACAAATTTTGAAGAATCATCTGATTTAGTTGATAAAGGTTTTACTGGACCAGTTACCATTTCAGGCACGTTATTAACATTTTTAAGCGGAGTATTAACAGGGGTAAATTAAAATGGCAAATAGAAAATTAACAGAATTACCGGTATTGAGTCAACCTTCTTTTGATAGTAATGATGAACTTTATATAGTTGATACAGCTAATAATTTATCAAAAAAAATAACCTTTACTAGTTTAGTAGGTAGTACTTTAAGTTCAGTATCAGCTAATAATGATTTATATAATTTAAGTAATCC